TGGTCCTGTGGGTCCTGTAGGTCCAGTGGGTCCTGTAGCGCCAGTAGGTCCATCAGCGCCAGTTGCACCAGTGGGACCTGTAGGTCCTGTGGGCCCAGTAGGTCCTGTTGGTCCTGTGGGTCCTGTAGCGCCAGTAGGTCCATCAGCGCCAGTTGCACCAGTAGGTCCTGTTGCGCCAGTGGATCCAGTAGGTCCAGTAGATCCAGTAGGTCCAGTAGGTCCTGTTGCGCCAGTGGATCCAGTAGGTCCAGTAGGTCCAGTAGGTCCACCAGCACCAGTTGCACCAGTAGGTCCTGTGGATCCTGTTGCACCAGTTGGTCCACCAGCACCAGTTGCACCAGTAGGTCCTGTGGATCCTGTTGCACCAGTTGGTCCACCAGCACCAGTTGCACCAGTAGGTCCTGTGGATCCTGTTGCACCAGTAGGTCCTGTGGATCCTGTTGCGCCAGTGGGTCCACCAGCACCAGTTGCGCCAGTGGGTCCTGTGGGTCCTGTGGGCCCAGTAGGTCCACCAACACCACTAATATTTAAATCAAAAGTATTATTATTATCTCTTGTAAACGTAATCGTAGAATTTGCTTGAGTAAATATCGCATTGGTAACAGTAACATCCGTAAGAATATTACCAGATGAATTCGCAAGAATGGTCTCTCCGATTGTCAACGAACCGTTAAGTAACGATAAACCTTTTTTTACTATAAAGTCTTTATTTGCCACCTAGTTCACTCTCCCTTAGATAGCTTGTTTGTGTCTTATGTTGCAAAAATTGTTGTTCTTAATGCTTTAATAGTACTGTTAGGATAAGTTGGTGTAATAAGAAGACGAACATTACTGCCCGAAATGTTAGTACTAAATGTTCCTAAAACATTATTTGTAAATACAACTGCATATTCTGTAATTGAAACATTTGTATTATCATGTATTAAAAGAATTTCCGAAGCTTGAAAATAACTGTTTGCATTCTCTGTTATTTGCACTACATACTTTGCTGTTCTATAAGTTGTTTTCGGAAACGTATCAAATATTTGATTTGCTGCAAGTGTTGATGTTGTAAGAGATACTTCTGTACTTCCACTAACTGTATTTGCCTGCCATTTACCAGCTGTTGCATTATATACTAAAGATTCACCATTAGACGGCGATGACACACTATTGTAATCAACATCATCTAAACGATGCAACCAAACTTCACCAGAACCACCGCCAGTAACTGCATTAAACGATATTTTTGATATACGTGAATCAACAATCTTTTTATAATTGTCAAGTTTCTGATTAAAAGCTTTTTCAAATGCAGATTTATCTATGTCTTTACCAGCTAAGCCACGTTCACCTGCAGGACCTATTGGGCCAACAGGACCCATTGGGCCAACAGGACCCATTGAGCCAACAGGACCCATTGGGCCAGTATCGCCTTCATCACCCTTATCGCCTTTATCACCCTTATCGCCTTTATCACCCTTATCGCCTTTATAACCAATAAATCCACGGTCGCCCTTATCACCTTTTGGTCCTTTTAATCCTGTCTCGCCCTTATCACCTTTTGGTCCTTTTAATCCTATCTCGCCCTTATCACCTTTTAGCCCTTTTGATCCTATCTCGCCCTTATCACCTTTTGGTCCTACAACTTCACCAATAAGTTGTTTTTTCCCATCTGTGTAAGTGAAAATTAATGAGTTGTTTTTAATAACAGCTTCTTGAATACCTACACCTTTTTCGCCAGAAGGACCCATTGGGCCAGTAGCACCACCAGAACCACCAGGAGGACCAGCAGGTCCTTCTTGTAACTCTATATTCTCAATGATGTTGAGAATACGAGAACTTTCTTTGTTAATTTCTTTTTTAACAATTTTAAGAAGAGATGTTGCAAGTTTTGCATCTTTTATTGTATATTCATTACTCATCAATATCTTCCTCTAATACATCATTAAATATATTTTTCATATTTTCAAGAAGCTTTTCTTCTTCTATTTTTACTGTATTTTGAGTAAAATTATTGTATTGTTCTGATGACGTATCATCATTATCATTTACATCATCTTCTTCTGGAGATTGTGTATCATTTTGAGCTTTAGATTGTTTATCATCATCAGATGCAGGAGCTTGTGCAGCTTCCTTACTAATTTCATCATCAATCCTTTTAATCTCATCATCTGTTTGACGAAGAATATTTTTACGAATCCAATCTTTAGAGAAATATTTTCCATTATAATTTTCAACATCATTAAGTAACTGTAAACGTTCTCTCATAATTTCAGTTTCTTTAAGTTCTGTAAAATGATTATCATTAACATAATCATAACTTATATATTGCTTAAATTCTTTCCATTCTTCGCGAGACATAATGCCTTTAAGAGATAATTGAATCTCAAGAATTTCATCAAATAAATGTGAAAATCTAAGTCTTAAACGATCAATAAACTTACCAAATTTTAATTCATCTCTTGTGATTTCTGATGCGCGACCAAGATTAAACTGATTTTCTGCTTCCATTCTAGTAATGGGAACATTCAAAGACTTGTAAAGCTTTTTTCTGAAATAATCAACATCTTCCATTTCACCAAGATTTTGACCACCAGGAAGAGTTGTAATTTCTGTGCCCTTGCCGCCCTCACGACGTGGAAGCCAAAAATCTTCAAGCATTGTCATAAACTTGCGATCATCGCGCACTTCACCAGTAGCTGCATCATATGTAAGTTTATTTTTATGCTTAACCATCATATCACGTAAATATTGTTCAGCTTTCATTTTTGGAAGATTACCAACATCAATATAAAATATACGCCGTTCTGGTGCCCGTGCAAGACGATAGATAACAACAGCATCTTCAAGCATTCTTAATTGATTAAGAGGCTTAATTGCTTTATGTAAATGCGAGTATATCATATTGTTGCGATTATCAAACAAACCAGAATGAACATAACAAATCGCATCTTTTGAAATCTTTACACCACTTGTTTGGTCTGTCATGACAACGCCAGTTGAATTGTATATGAAGTACTCATTAGACCCCAAATATACAGTAGCATTAGTGCGTTTATCTTTCGTCTTTATTTGTTCTTTTATTTTACGAATTTTTCGAGGATCAATGTACCGCAATTCTTTAATGCCATCACGTGGATTACTAGGTTCAATTACCATATAATAAAATAAACGACCATCAATATACCATCTTCTAAAAGTATCATATGCTTGATTACTAAAATCAAGTAATTTTAAAATATAATTAAACTCATCTTTAATTTTTTTCTTTATGGATTCTGGCTGTTGAAGATTATCAAGTACGATATGAATTGGACCTTCATCTTTATTCATAATAATTGATTCATTTACAATATCTTGTATTGCAATATCACATTCGGGATGAATGGACATTTCACGATATTTTGAGACTAATTCAGCTTCACTTTTTGCTTTGCCTTCAAGATCAACATATGTACCATACGCACCACCAGGTGCTATCTCAACAGCGCCGTCTTCTGTTGTTTGTGGAACTATTGAAGGTATTTTTTCACTTAAATCTTCTTGCTTTTTACGACCAATAGTATAACCAAATATTTCCATTTTATAATGCTCCGAATTCTAATATAATTTCTATTATTTATAATAGAGATAAATAAAAAAAAGAGAGTTAATATAACTCTCTTTTTTTATAATAAAATAGTATGAACTAGAAGTTCATAAAACGGATCCTAGCTAAAAAGGCTACCTATGCGCCCGATGACCGCGCCCGCCACGTCGCGCGCGGCGCCGGCAACACTATCAGTGGCAATTTGACCAAGTTCGACCCCGAGGCTGCCCACGATGTCTTCACCAAGGGCGCCAAAGCCGACGCTTGCTCTATCAATGGAACCTGTATTACCTAGACCAAAGCCATCTCTCACAAACCAATAGTTAAAACTCCAAGTACATGTATACTCTTCAATTGCATCAGCGGTATCCCAACTTAATTCAATTGGGGAAATAATATTTGGCCATATATCAACGAACTGATAGGTACGAATTGCTACGCCGTCTTTACCATATTGAATAACATCAGCAGTTGATTTATATTTACTAGCACTTGTTGCGCCGCCAGTTAACAAACCGGTTGATCCCGCCGAACCTCGCAAGTTTCCGCTCACTGAATTAATGAATTGATGCCATAGTTCTAATTGATGACGAATTTTAAAATCTTCATCATTAAGAATAGTGGTAGTCCAATCTGGAAATGTGCGATTACCTGCAAATTTAACATCACGTCCAAAGTATTTTACAACAATTGGAGTAATATTTGATTCGGGTAGATTGGCCGCTCTTACTCTAAAGGGAGCATCGCGAAGGTCAAGTTCTTGTATGGCCGGTGGCGGATATAGTCGCACTTCGAAAAGTGAAGGGCGCGCACCATCTCTTTGCATACTACTTTGAAATCTTGATATATTAAAATTATTTAATGCCATTGTTTATTTCTCCTAACCTTTAAATCTAATCTATTTATATGAATTATTAGATTCTACCGACAACTTCTTCAAAGCTTACACCACTTCTAACTGCAATAAAGTTAAGTTGAATAAAATTAATTGAACGAGATGGTTTAATGTAAATATCACCAACAAACTCATTGCGATCAACAACATCTACTGTATTATTTGACTCATCACAAACGACACGGAAGTCAGTAATACCACGACGACCCTGCACCTCCCTTAAGAAGGGCTCAACAAGATTACGGAACTGTGAGCGTGTAAATGCATCATTGAACTCAAATAATGAAAACTTAGCAGCAGTAGAAATTGCTTTTTCAAGAACAATGAAAAGTCTACGTACATTGATGCGATCAAATGCACTAGGCTTA